TAGCACCCGGCGATCTCATCAAGCTGGCCGGCAACGTTGCCAACACTTACGCGCAAAGTAGAACTATCGCCCCAACTATGCACCGATATTTGGATCATGTCACCATCATCAGTATCTCGGAAGATATCGCAACGCGGTCCGCCACACGTCCGGAGTATCTCAACCCTGGCGCGGTCACTGTTGCTATTCGTAGCGCGTAGCACTGTCATATCTAGACAACTATTGTTTAAATAGTCCGGGAATATATCGCCGTAATCATCAGGCCATTCTTCTAGACCTAGCTCCATTTGGGCCGCAACACATTCTTCTAATAGCTCCGGCTCCATCTCTGGCGCGTCACCATTGCGCACTCGCTCTAGATCTTCAGCAATGTCTCGCCCATTCTCTAGGAGTGTTTCAAGCGCGAGCAGCTCCCGCTTAATTAATAGAGCGTACTCGTACGCTTCATTATTCTTAGTTTCCATTATGGTTACCCCTTCTAGGTATCTGGCCGGCAGACTTTGCCGGTCATAGTGTGCTAGTAGGTCGTGAACCTTCGCCGCCTGAACGGACTAGCACGTCACAAGTGTTCCACACTTGCGGGAGAATGTCAAGCTATGCCGGGATCGTGTCAAGATCCCTGGCCAGGGTAGGACTATCGGCCGATAAAACGTCAGTGTCTAGAACGTCGAACACATACCGGACGGTATAGCCCACTCGCTTAGGATCACTATCGGCCCCAGTAGCCTTGTCCCGTTTCATCACTGGCGCGAATATCGCGTACCCTTTCGCACCCTTGCGGACAATACGCCCGGCCGCGCGCCATTCATGGAACCCGGCAACGGCCGTAGGTAGATCACGGTCACGTTCTAACGCTTGCGCGTAGATCAGGGTCACATTACGCCGGGAATACTTAGATAGCACTAGCATTGCCAGATTAATATCTGCCGGGTTAGCTTGCTCTAGATCATTAGCCGCAATGGTTAGCAGCTCTATTCTGGCGGCCCTATCGGCGCGTTGTTCTTCTGTTAATACTTTGCGCGCCATGATCAGTATTCCATCTCGCCGGAATGAACGAATAGCCCACTAGCGGCAACTACGTCGAAAGTGGCCAGGGCTACGGTCTGATCCATGCCCCATTCACGGCCCAACATACGTTGCGCGTATTCTTCGGCCTGGCCCATATCTGAAAAGTGTTTGGTAGCTGCTATGGCGTAGTAGTCACTTAATGTGACTCTAACGGTACCTACTGGCCGCGCTAGATCGTTGTCTGTTGTTGTTGTTATCATTAGTTGCCCCTTCAAGCTGGCCGGAACTATTCCGGTACTAAGAAGACTACGCTACCGTTAAACACTTGTCAAGCCCTACGTTATGTGACTAATGTCACAGTGTTACAAGATCACGACACCAATACTGGGAACCATTCTTACCAATTAGGCAGCGAATAGATCCGAACACGATTACACTTTGCAGCTACCTAACTACACTGGAAGGACGGCCCCAGGATATACAACGTCAGTATATGTGGGGGGTAGGGGTACGCCGACAAGATCCAGATCAGGCCACATCGACCACCGAAACAACGCTAACCCAGTAGGTACCAGATCAGGACAAAATACTACTGGGGTATATGCCGAGGCACCCACCGCCTATATATTGTGATATCAGACAGGCATGTTCTCACTCTTTTGCTGTGTGGTCGTCTGGGTTTGTCACGGTGTGTGGTGGCTGACCACTTTAGGTGGTGTGACCAGTATCTTTGATACTTGTCTACCGACAATTTGTGAAACAAATAGTCTTGTTAAACGGTTGGCTGGGGAGAAGTGTGACTCTCAGGGACGCTTTTACCAGCTGCCTAGCTACCGGCTTTAGTTGGCATGGAAGAAAAAAGAAGAACTCACCGACTTGGAGGTTGGACCTTAATTCTTGTTCTTCGTTCTTTGTGAGCAACCGAACAACGTGAGGGCGGTAGCCGCCAACGGCGGAACCAGATCGTGAGTTGTCTGGTTAGCTTCCCCCACAGTTTAGATACCAAAGTGATACCAAGGTCGCCGTAGCCAAATGTTTTAGCCGACACCGGAATAGTTGGAATGTTTAGACGTTCATTCAACGCTGCTTGAATCTCTTACACAATAGGATCAATAATTACATAACGGTATTGTCTGATTGCAGGATTCATCTACCCCAGTTCCCTGGTGTGAAATGTCCCGCAACATGCAACAGTTGTACGACCCTGCCTGCCTTGACGCTATCCCAGCGTGGAGGTCTTGTGAAGTTGACATCATCGTAGCACATGCTGTTAGTGTTTCCACATGAAACAAAAACCTGTTTGGGAAAAAGATAACCCGAAGAAGAAGTCGACTCCTTTGTCTTCATCTCAGAAGGCTTCTGCAAAGGCTCGTGCTGCGAAGGCTGGTCGTCCGTATCCGAACCTGATTGACAACATGGCTGCAAAGAAAAAGATGAAGTGATGCCTGAAGATTCTCGCTTAAAACGAGCAGGTGTCACTGGATATAACAAACCCAAAGCCACTCCTAAGCACCCAACTAAATCACACGTTGTTGTAGCCAAAGTTGGCGACCAAGTAAAAACGATTCGGTTTGGTCAACAGGGTGTGTCGGGTTCACCGGATGGGTCTAAACGGAATGAAGCGTTTAAAGCTCGCCATGCTTCTAACATTGCTAAAGGAAAAATGTCTGCCGCTTACTGGGCTAACAAAGTAAAGTGGTAGAATAAACCCAGTATGGGAACAAAAAGAGCTGTCCCAATTCAGGACAAAGCCAAGTTCTTCGCTTTAATAGCATCAGGACGAAACATCAAAGATGCCTGTGCCGAGACAGGGGTTCATGTCAATACGGGTTCTCGCTGGTTGAAACGAGCCAAAGAGCTAGAAGCGAATCGTAAAGAAGCAAACCATAAAGCCAACACTGGTGCAGGTAACGGTGGTCGCCAGGAACGTGCGCACATGGACTTCATGGACACCATTGACCTGCCATCTGCTATCCCGCATGACATGTTGTGTGAAGAAGCCCTTCGAGGATTGGAAGATTTTGATTATTTCCGCCGGCGATATTTAGGGCGTGTCCCAAGTCCGTGGCAAGTAGAAGCTGCGTTGACTCTTGTTAAACTATTGGAGTCTGAAGAAAAAGAATTTGTTGTTCTTAACGTCCCACCAGGTGCAGGCAAATCAACTTTGTTCCATGATGTTGCTGTGTGGGCAATAGTTCGCAACCGGCGTGTGCGTGTAATGATTGGGTCCGTGTCGCAGAACATGGCAAAGATGTATTCCCGTCGTATTCGTGAAACGCTCGAAAGGGTTTCCCCAATTCTTCCCGATCCAGGCATGGTTCAAAAGGGATTAGCAATAGATGCAGAAGGATGTTTAACAATTGACTATGGACGATTCAAACCAGTGGACAAAGGTGCCTTATGGCGGGCAGAAGAATTTGTCGTCGAACAACTTGACGGAAACGGGTTGGACAACAAAGAGCCAACTGTACGTGCCTACGGCATTGAAGCAGAATTCATCGGACACCGAGCCGACCTCTGCCTCTTTGACGACGTTGCCTCACCAGATAACGCCCGTGAAAGCGTGGCAAGGGACAAACTTCTGGAAAGATGGGATGGCGTTGCAGAAGCACGTTGCGACCCAGGTGGTTTACTGGCTGTTGTTGGACAGAGACTCGGATCTGGAGACTTATACGCCCACTGCCTCTCAAAAGAAACCTACGACATTGAAGAAGACATCAGTTATGACGGGTCAGATGTTGAAAGCCCTGAAGATGTTCAAGAAGGTCAACCTGTTCGGCAAAAAAAATACCGCCAAATAATCTATAAAGCATATTATGAGGAACTAGACACAGGTAAAGAGTCCCGTTCGTTCAAATCCCTGCCATACCCCGACGGACCCCTGCTAGATCCTCGTCGTTTGCCGTGGAAAGATTTGTCATTTATTCGATATTCCAAACCTGACCTGTTTAATGTGGTGTATCAGCAAGAAGACATTGATCTTGACACCCGACTGGTACACCGTACTTGGATTACTGGTGGGTTAGGACCAGATGGGGTTGACTATCCAGGCTGTGTAGATAATCATCGTCAACCTGGGCATATCCCTGAAGGTTTAGCCCACCCGTGGATCAGTATCGTAGCTGTAGACCCATCCCCTACAATGTTTTGGGCGTTTGTCTGGATCATTTACCAGCCTCAAACCAACCTTTATCACGTAGTGGATATCGAGCGTGTTAAATTATCCGCTGAAGAAGTCCTTGGATACGACACCATGACCGGTCAATACTCTGGGCTAATGGACGAATGGCAAGAACGGTCATACCAAATGGGTTATCCCATCTCTCACTGGGTGGTAGAAATCAACGCAGCCCAACGGTTCCTTTTAGCCCATGACTTTGTACGCAAATGGCAAGCCCTACATAGAGTCAATGTGATACCACATACCACTAGCCGCAACAAACTAGATGAATCCCTTGGTGTCGAAGCCTTGCTGCCAGCGGTGATTCGTTCAGGGGCTTTGCGCCTACCTTCCATGAGTGGTAACTGGAAAACATTGGCAGCTACAGACGAGTTAACTAAATGGGCTAGAGATAAAAAAAGCGGCACAGACATTGTTATGGCTTTGTGGATGGCAATTTTGAACCTGCCAAACCTAACACAAGCGAAGGCTCCACCAAGGCAATGGCGACCAAAATGGCTATGATGTGTTATCGTTGCATTGTTTGTAACCAAAGGTGACGCATGAAATCAGTTGAAGAAATCGTTGATCTATACAGAGAGCGTCTTGAAGCGCAAGGTCCGATTCTCAATCAAATGCGTGAGGTCCGTCGCCTAGCTAACGGTGATGTTGTTGTCCCTCTTAATGAACTTGACCGTTCTGCTCGTTCTTCTGTAGCTAACCTGCTTGTTCAGGGTCTAGATCAGATGTCTATGCGTGTCGCATCTACTATGCCTTCGCCTTATTTCCCTGCTTTGCGTGAAGGTCAGGACCGCAGTATGGCTTTGGCTCGTGACCGGAAGCGGGCAATGCTTGCTATCTGGGATCAGAACCGCATGAACATGAAGATGCGTCGCCGTGCCAGGCACTTACTTGCATATAGCAACTCGCCTATTTTTATTAAGCCTAACTTTGATAAGCGCATCCCTGAATGGCAGCTTCGTAACCCGCTTGATACCTTCCCTGCGCCAACTATAGATATCGATAACCCAGTCCCAGATAACTGCATCTTCACATACGCACGAACATACCGTTGGCTAACCCAAAACTATGGCGACAAAGTAAACGGAATCCTTCGTGTAGGGCAACCATCATGGGACACAATGTTCAAAATCCTTGAATACGTCTGCGACAACGAAGTAGTTACTTGTGTTATCGGATCTGAAAAAGGGATGGCAATGGAATCGGGCGCACCATTCATGGGTTCCCACGTTGTTGAACTAGAACGAATCAGCAACAAAACAGGTATGCCACTTGTAGTAGTACCACAACGCATCACCCTTGACAAGCCACACGGACAATTTGACGGTCTGATGGGTATGTACTACACCCGTGCAAGATTGCAAGCCCTCACCGAAATCGCTATTGAACGTGGCATTTTCCCTGATGAATACCTAATTGCCCGCCCAGGCGAAAACCCAGAAATCATCCAGATTGCAGACGGCAAAACAGGGCAACTTGGTGTCGTGAAGGGTGGAGATATTCAGGTTCAAAACATCTCACCTGGATACAAAACAGACGTAGCTCTTGACCGCCTTGAACGCCAAGAACGCCTCGAAGGTTCTATCCCAGCAGAGTTCGGTGGAGAATCAGGCACCAACATCCGTACTGGTCGCCGTGGAGAAAACATCCTTGCAGCAACCGTCGACTTCCGTGTACAAGAAGCCCAAGACTTGTTTGCTTCGTCAATGGTTGAAGAAGACAAGATTGCTATCGGAATCGAAAAAGCCTATTGGGGTAGCTACTCCAAATCATTCTTTGTTTCAGGCATGGGTGGAGGAGTCAAAGACTACACACCAAACAAACTATGGGAAACAGACTTCCATTATGTTTCATACTCCGCAGCCGGTTCCGACGTGAACAGCCTCATCGTCGGTCTTGGTCAGCGTCTTGGTACAGGACTTATGTCTAAAGAATCAGCTCGTGAAGCAGACCCACTTATTGCAGATCCAGAGATGGAAAAGGACCGCATCGTGGCTGAAGGAATCGAAGCTGCATTGTTGTCTTCTATTCAGGCACAAGCCGCAGATCCGAACGGTCCATACCAGCCAGATGACCTTGCTTATATTGCTGAACAAGTTGCTTCTAACAAGATGACGCTTCCTAAAGCAATCATGTCAGCACAAAAACGTGCGCAAGAACGACAGGCAGAAATGGCACCAGCTGGCGCACCTGAAACACAACCAGGGCTATCAGCACCAGGTATGGGTATGGAACAACCAGCGGCGGCACCAGCAGGTCCACCATCGATAGAAGCATTACTTGGTCAACTTGGTGGTGGCGCAGGTTCATCTGCACAGCCACAATCACCAGGTGGAGTAATGGCACTTGCTAATAGTCTTGGAGGGGCATAACAATGGCAGAGCAATACCCGAATCGTTCAGATCTTCGTGGGGGCAAAGTTCCCAAGATGGTTGCAACAGGACAAACATACGGTGAAGCAGGAAAGCAAATGGCTGCGCAATCTGCGGTACCAATGGCACCGTCACCTACCGCTGTTGTTCAACCTACTGGTCCTAACCCTGGTCAAGTAGTTGATTTAACCGGTGTTTCTCAACGCCCCAATGAACCAATTAGTGCGGGCATGCCATTCGGTGCAGGTCCAGGACCAGAAGTATTTGGTTTTAATAACCAACCAGCACCAGGTTCTAACGCTGACCTCGCTGAACGAGTTCGAGCAATAGCGTCCTTGTACCCCAACCCAGCGTTATTGCAGTTACTTATGGATCTTCAAGCATGAGAATAATCATCGCCCGTGACGATGCTTCCATAGCTAGAAATATTGAAAACGAAAAATCAAGATTTAATTCTTATGCTGGTACAGCAACAGCTGAACTTGCTGATCGTTTAGGTAAAGCCCGTGTTGAACATAACTGGGTTTCTCCCGCTATCATTGCTTCCCATGTTTTAACTGGCAACGATGCAGCTCTAAAACAAGTGTCTCAAATTGTCGGGCAACAAGCATTTAAATATGGTGTGTCCCCATCAGATAATCGCCCTGGAGTTGTTTCTGCTCAGGAACGCACAGCCAACAACCAACGTGTTCTTGCTAAAGCAAAAGCAGCAACCGTAGACCGCCCTATGGTCGCACCGACTTCACGTACTACTCCACCTAAAAAAAGTGGTGGTCCTGGATGGTGGGGTCATCTTCCTGCGTATTCTTTTGCTGCAACTGTTGGTGACTTTATGACTCCTGAAGCAGTTGAAAATGTGGTTGGCAAAGTAACATACGGTGGATATTCTCTTTTGAAATCTGGCGTTGCTGGCTTTACCGCTGGTACAATGTTCATCCCACAAGTTATTCAAAATGAAATTGCAGCAGCTGCCAACTATGGAACTATCGGTGATTCATGGAAACAACAACGCAATGGCAGTTTGTTAAACCAGTTCATAGCTGGTCCTCTTATTCAAGAAACAAGCCTTGGACAAATATTTAATCAAACAATTCAAGGAATTCTTTCAGATAAAAAAGTAACCGCTAAAGATATTTTGGGTTCAGGTTTTAGCCCTTCTGGTTTAGTGGCACAAAAACAAGCTGAAGCTGCACGTGCTTTTCGACCAACAACCGGTACAGGTGAAGAGACTTCTGCGTTTACTTTAGGTCGTTTTGGAGCGCAATCAATTGCAGACACTGGAATCATCCAAGAAGGATCAGTTCCTTACAATCTTATTTCTGGTGCTATTGACTTTGCAACAGCATTAAAGACCGACCCAACACTGGGTAAGCCAATTAAACAACCGTTTGGTTCTGCTGGTAAAGCAGCCACAGCAATACCTGAAGGCAAAGCAATAGAAGCAGTAAGTTCTCTTGCCAAAACAGCAGTAGAAACTCCTAAAATAAATCCATCATTGTTAAACAAAACAGAAAATGTTTTATTCCACGGAACAGCCAACCCACTTGCCGAAGGTAATTTTTCATCAATTTTTGATATCTACCAACCAGATGCAAAAAACTTAATGGGACGTGGGATTTATTTAACAGACAGCGGTGAAGTTGCTGCTTCTTATACTGCCAAAGGCACAAATAAAAATATTCAAAAAGTGGGCGATATAAAACTTTCGTCATCTGGGATTGTTTATAAAACAGAACTAAGCCCAACTGCAAGAATTATTGATTTACGCCAACCA